AACCGACATCCAACCCCGCGAAGACATCCATTTGGCTAGTATCGAGTTGTGAGTAATCTTTGACTTGTGTTTCAAAGTTGAATTTCCAGATTTGTCCTTCATATGTGTTGAAGTCTGCTTCATATTCTTGTCTAAACTCTGCTTCCGACATTGACTTTCGTGCTTCATCAATATCTGTTTGGCTCATTCGTGGGTTATCTTTGTAAGTTGCACGTATACTACACCACTCAGGGAACTCATCGGAGAATCCTCTATAGAAAAACTCAGAAAACCAGTTATTACGGCCACGGGGAGTAGATATAAATATGGCTTTAGAGTTGTCTTTATCAAGTGTAGGGCGCAGTGCAACATTGAAGGCATCTTTTCCGTCCGCTAGTGCGGCTTCGTCAAATATAATTAGATCATAGGAGCGGCCCACACAAGAGTCTACTTGATTAATAGAACCCATTCTTACTGTAGAGCCATTGGATATTTCGATAACTTTATCTTTTGCATTATCCTTTGTAACTTCTAAATCAAAGTGCTTAATCAAGTTTCTTTGTAAATCAAAAGAGATCTGAGACAAGGAATAGTTGGGAGACATGATTAAAATATTGGAGCCAGGTACCAAAGACACGAGCTGTCCAATGATATTGGCGATGTACGTTTTGCCTTGTCGTCGAGAAACGGCTGCCGAGACAAAACGATATTTAGGGTTGTTAATCGCATTGATAATTGCTATCTGCGAAGGCAACGGTGTGATATTCAGTAGACCCAAATAAGGATCGACTGGTAATTTTAGAAACCTTGTCTCAGATCTGTATTCTGCTATTTCATCGGAGGGAATATCCCTCCGACTTACTTCAACTGCCATATTATTCGTCTTTTAGTAGTGTCCAAATCCCATAACCAAGACCAACCCATGCTATTAGTTTTGCTAAACCACCTAATAATATGACTGATCCACAAATGCCAACGAGTACCATCCCATCCCAGGATGTACGTTGTTTTAGTAATTTACTTAGATACGACATGAGTACCTCTCTTTTTATGTCCGTTCCACGCTACAAAACCTGCTAGACGTAGTGCCCAATATGCTAAGTAGTTAAGGGCATAGAAACCGTTCACTTCGATACAGATGTCTCGGAAGAGACCATCCATGTATTTTTGGTCACGAGGACCAATGTTGCTACCGTCTTTCTTCATAAGTGTAGCATATTTATAGCCATAGTCGTGTACCAAGCCACCCATTAACAGAACTCCCACAGGCGACAGGAAGGTCGCAAGAAACTTGGGAACTGATGCGCCGTCAAACTGAAAGCCTGCAGGAATTTTATACGCTTGGTTGTCGATCCAATAATGGAAGTCTTCTGTGATTACCCACTGACGTGTGCCAGTAAGCCACATCAAGATCGCTCCCCAGAAACCTTTACTTGCCGTCTTGATAGGTAGCGGTTGCATTTTGGGCATAGTAGTGTACTCAAAATTAATACGCTTTAGATCTGGTTTATCTAGTTTATTAATTAAGTAGCTAACAGCAATCACTGCGATTACTATAGTCCACTGCCAAAAAGTTACTGCTAAATCAAGTATAGTTTCCATTTATTTTTTACTCTTAAGTGCTTCTTTGCCGTAAAATGCGGCTACAATTGCTGCTACTGAAACAAAGTAAGTAGGTGCCATATCTCCTAAAACTGAAGAGGCTTTATCTAATCCTATTACTTCTGCAATTACTACTGCAAACGGATAAAGTAACATTCCTCCTAAGGCAAACCATGCCATGTTTCTTTGAGCATCTCTCATGGCATCAGCGTCATCTAACTCTTTACGCTTTGCCTCTAAATACATCTGTCGCTCTTCTTCGGAGACTTTTCCATCTCCATTAGTATCTGCGGGGTGAAATCCTGTATTTTCATCTACCATTTTATTTAACTCGTTTGATCACAGTGTATCCGACATTTTCAGTATATCGTTCAAAAATTTCCCACTCACCATTAGAATCGTTACAAAACTTTTCAATAACGTTATATAGTGCATCGTTAGGTAATCTTTTCAGTAAAGAAGTGTCATGAAATACCATATAATCACTTACAGATTCGTGATGTAATTCAAGTTCTTTTGTTAAATGGTCTGGCTGGTGGCAAGAATCTATCAATAAAACTTGAGTATCACTCACAGAGTCTGAATCTAAACTACTCATTCCTTTTACTATCAGTTCAATATTATTTTCAGAGCAATACGTTTCAAATAAATCTTTTTGTCCATTGAAAGGCCCTAATCTATTATCAACTAACTCTACTTTTTTAGGATTAGAAAGCAATGCCGCTGCTGCTGACGCGCCTTGATGAACTCCTAATTCTTTATAACTATCACACTCTTCTAAAAGTTTTTGTACTGCATCATGATGAGCGCAGTAGTTTGCTTTATAATGCTTTTCTTGATCTCTACGAATTACTTCATAAAACTCTTCTATCGTTTCACAATGTGAAACTTTGGATCTTAACATATTGTTACCTTTATATTGTAAAATTTACCACTTTACTTTGTTTGCCCAGTAAGCAGCAGACATTTTACCTTTTGCGATATTCCTTCTGTGTCTTGCTTTGAAGGATGCGCGTTTCTTCTTCATTCTTTCTGACTCTCCAGCCTTCGGCTTCCCTGCCGTTTTAGCTCCCTGCTGGCCGAAGCGAATAGTTTTAACTTTGCTACCCACTTTTGCTACAACTATGTGGGACTTTTTTGGGTGGCGGGGAGTTCTTTTAGGTTTATTATAGCCTGATACACCTGCTCTTTTTAGGCGTGAATCTTTTTTGCGCCCTTTTGTTTTTCTACCTTTTTTTCTTACGGCCACTGCTTTTTCTCCTTTTCACGAATGTGCTAACATTTCGTGGCTTGCCTCCAGGATTACCAGCTTTTCTTTTTCTTGTTATTGCCGATTTCTTTTGTTTGGCTGTCATACGGGCTGCTTTAGCCGCAGGTACGCATTTTGGATATTTTCCTTTCTTTGCTTTTTTTCTTCCACATTTTTCATATCCCCCACCTTTTTTAGGTCGAGATATGTCTACCCAGTTTTCCTTAAACCATTTTGTAAGTCCGCCTCGAGGTTTAGCCATTACTTTTTCCCCATACGGTATTTACCGCCTCTGCGCTTATACTCCTTTACCAGGAACGCGTTTGCGTAAGCTGAAGGGTACACTTTGAATTTCCTCTTCACTAACGCTTTCACCGATGCGTACAGTCTTTTGTTTGTTGGTACTGGTTTCTTCTTCGCTACTTTCCGTCTCGAAGTCTTCCGTCTCTTCCTTGCCATCATCAATCTCTTCAGTAAAAACTGGCTCGGGCGCAATTAAATCTTGATAATCACCAAGTTCTAAAGCTGCATAAAAACGTGCAGTTGCCTCATCATTGAATTTATAAAGTTTTCCTTCTGGAGTTCTAACTCTCCATTTTCCTCGTCTCTGAAAAATTTCCATCAGTTATCTCTTTTTCTTTTTTCGCTTTTTGGCATTTTCGTAGGCTTTATGAGTACTACCCGCCATGTAGATTTTATTTTTTCCTCTACCATGAGAATGAATACCTTTGAGACCTAGACGTCTTGCAGCAGCTTTTGCCGCTTTTTTAGTCTTGTATCTCATTAGTATCCCCTACGTTTTTTTCCACCCTTCTTTTTCTTACGTTTTTTAGATTTACCTGCACAGTGCATAATCTTACCCCAATTGGGTGATCAGTGTAATAATGACCCCCGCCAGGAACATAATAACTGTTCCACCTATACTAACCATACGAGTCTCTATTCTATTAAGAGACGTTTCTACATCTTCCAAACGCTGAAAACAAGTCTTCCAACGCTCTTCACATTGTATTTCATGGGCAAAGAGACCTTTTTCAAGATCTGTTATTCTATCATTCGGTTCCATCTTTTAAAAGTTTCTCCATTAGCTTTCCATAATTTCCCTGACCAAATGGAACAGCTTCATTAATCTGTACATTTGTTTGGTTCTTTATGTTGCTTGCCTGAGCCTTTTCTAAGTCTGCCTGAGCTTTAATCTCATCTATACGCATCTTATGGGCCATTTGCAATAAGTCAGCTAGATCCTTACTAGAATATACGCCTGATTCCTCTGCCTCTTCTAACTTCGCAGCGATCATATTATCTAGTAAAGATCCAATGTTATTCTTATTACGATATCCTAAGTCTAAGTAAACAGTATCAATATACTTTTTTACTTCACGCTTATTTAACACTTCTACTACTTGTGTTTCCGGTACTTGAAGATACTCACACACTCC